CAAACTACGCTTGGACTGGAACTCACAGTTTTGGTTCAGCAGTAAGCCTTACTGAAGTTTTAACTGCTAAAGCAGGAGTCAATAACTTTTTAAATACTGCTACTCGTGACGCAGCACTTCCGTCTCCAACAAATGGTATTGTTTGTTTTGTTCGTCAAAACTCAAACGGTAATGAAATTAACGAACTTCAATATTATGATAATGCTTGGAGATCATTAAATGATGCTACAACACTATTACCTAAAACAGCAAGCTATACTGCTGCATTGACTGATGCTGGAAAAACTATTACCATGGATGTTGCAAGTGGAAATTCTGTAACTATTCCAACAAATGCTAGTGTTGCTTTTCCAATAGGTTCTAGATTTGATATTGTTCAAATTGGAGCAGGCCAAACACAAATAGATCCAGTATCAGTAGCTGTTACAATTTATAGCAAAAATTTAAATAAGAAAATTGCTGCAAGATACTCAGGTTGTACAATTATTAAAATAGATACCAATGCCTGGGTTCTTATTGGCGATTTGACAGCGTAGGCTTTACATGCTGGGGTTTATAGGCCGTTGGGCAGCATCCAAAGGAATGGTAGCAGTACCAAACCTAGTTGGTCTATTAAACACAGCAGCACAAACAGCAATTACAAATAGTGGTTTAACTTTTTCTTCAAGCTCCACAACAAACACTGGAGACTCTAATTTAGCAAATAAAGTTCAATCACAAACTCCAACTTCAGGAACCCTTGCTGACTATGAGTCTTCTGTTAGTTTTGTTTCTTATTCTTATGTAGCACCACCATTCTTTCCATTCTTCCCACCATTCTTCCCACCTTACTTTGCTCCAACGCCAAGTGCAACAATTTCAAACCTTACATATACAGCTAATGGCCCACACGATGGAACCTTATCTTGGACTGGATCAAATATAGTTAATTATCTATATACATCCACTAATGGCGCTACAAATTATCCATCAGAATACAACTACGGAGCATATACTGCATCATGGCCTGGCAATTTAGTTAACATGGCTAATGGCCAGTCTTATACCGTCACAATTACGGTTAATCCTGGAGGAGCAAGTCAAACAATAACATTCACCCATAGTTATGCAAACGCCTTCCCTTCATTTACTACACCTCTTGCTTTATCTTCAAAAACATCTACATCTTTAACATATTCATGGGATGGTTTTGATGCACTTTCTTGGCAGTTAAAAGATGGAGCAACAATTTTAGCATCAGGAAATGGTTTTGGTCCACAGACAGCGACGAGAACTGGTCTAACTCCAAATACTTCTTATACTTCATATGTTAGAATATGGAGTGGATCTGGACAAACAGGAAATTCTGCAGACTCACCAGGTGTTAGCGCAACAACACATTATAGCATCTGGTCAGGTTGTTATAACGGAGTCACACAAGGTGCAGGATACGGTTCAGGACCTACAGCAGTAGGGTGGAGTATTGTTAACGGAACAACAGAAAGTTCCTCACTTACAGAATCTGAAATCCGTGCATTAATTGGTGGAGGATGCCCAGCAGCACCGTTCTTCCCACCATACTTTGCACCAGCACCGTTCTTCCCACCATACTTTGCTCCAGCACCGTTCTTCCCACCATACTTTGCACCTTCCGAACCATCAAATCTCTGTACGGGATATGATGTTTTCGGCCAGTCTAGTTCAAGCTGCGTTGTTGTAGGTGAATGTAATCCAACCGCATCAGGTGATCCATGTTGATAGTATATAAAATAAGAAAAGAGGAAATATGATTAATGATTTAGACATTACCTATAGCTCTGAAAGAGATAGGTTGAAAGGTGCTCCATTAACTTTTGTAATTGAGGGGGAATGCCTTTATGACTTTGTAGTTACAGAAGAGGGTGTTGATTTATTTACAAAAAATAAAGGTATGAATGATATTTCTAATAATTATCCAGATTATGATGGCATAACTCTTGAGATTATTAAAGAAAACGATGAAATTGAAATATATCAAACTAATGAGTACTTTGGTTCAATTTTATTAAGCAACCCCACGATAGTAAATGTTATTGATTATCCTTATGGACACTACGTTCTTTCCCCAGAAGCATCTTTTGATGGCGAAAAGTTTATTATTAATAATAGACTACTTTCTGAATTAACTGAGTGGCATATTACTAATCCAAACCATCCCAACAATATAAAATAAAAAACCCCTACTTTTTACAGTAGAGGTTGTTTATTTGGTAAATTTTTTATTCAGGAAACTTTTGCATCCAAGACTTTGTCTTAGGAGTAATTCCCTTCCAGGCAGACCAATTTTTACCACCGTCTGACATATGAAATGCTATTTTTGCATTTACGACGGGATTTAGAAGGTCTGAGTTAGCATCAAGATTAAACTTATCTCGACGATCAGGACCTAATTGCCCAATCATATTAATCTGAAACATACCATAAGAACTGTCTCCAGTCTCAGTGTTTCCATTAAATCTGATTGGTTGACCATTAGACTCTTTTTTGGCTACTGCCCAAGCCTCCTTTAGATCGTTGCCCCTAAAGCCAACGAGATATAAAAGTTCCTTGAGTTCACCATCGGTTAGAGAACCCTTGTTTTCAAACTTTTGTAATTTTTTCTCCTTAGAAACACTTAAAGCCTCTTGCGAGGCTGAATCTGCGGATACTACAATTTCCGTACTTAAGTTATTGCGTTCACTAGCATTAGCAACATTTAAACCTTGTGCTGCCATTACTATAATCGTGAGTATTCCGATGAGTTTTTGTTTATCTTTTGCTATATTCATCTGTTTCCTCCTTAGAAACGAAAAACCCTTTTCAGGGTTGTTACTACCAAGTATAACATAATTTTATCACTATAGTCAAATCCCCAGTTCAGAAGGTGGTATAATAAATATACTATGGCTACTGGAAATACAGATGATGGTTTATTTAATTTACCTTACCCGCTTGCAGAAGATCCTGTAAATGTACACGGAGATATTGAAGCATTAGCTGATAGATTAAAGATTATTTTACCTCCACTTGGATTATCTCAATTTCAAATTCAAGTAAAAAATACTGGGGGATCAACACTTGCAGCAGGAACACCCGTATATGCAACAGGATATACCACAGTTACAACTGTGTCAAAAGCAATCCCAACAACTACATCTCCTATTTTGGGATTATTAAAAACTAGTTTAGCAAACAATGCAGAAGGTATTGCAGTTGTTGCTGGAGTTATGGAAGATATTAATACTTCTGGTTTTTCTAATGGAGATGTTTTATATGTTGCAGAATCAGGCGGATTAACAGCAACACGACCAACATCTGGCTCAGGGGCAGTTGGAATTGTAGCTCATGCAGCCTCATCTGGAATTATTATTGTTGAGGCAAAAGGCAACGGGACATGGGGGGCACTAAAGGCTGGACTAGCCTAATAGTGATATAATAAACAAATGGCAACTACTCGTGGATCAGCAAACTCTTATGACATTGGAAATAAACCTCCAACAGTTCTTTGGACTGTAGTTCGTGGAGATACTTCAGGTTTTAGAGTCTATGCCACAGATGATGCAAAGGTTCCATTAGTAATTGATGATTGGACAATCTCAATGAAAATTAAAAGACCAAACAGCGTTTCTAATCTTGGAATAATTACAGATGATGCTACAACTGTTATGATTTTAACTCCCGCTCCAGATGCAGATGATGGCCTAGGAGAATTTACAGTTTGGCTTGAAGCAGCACAATCTCAAAATCTTCAAACAGGAGACATCTTTGACATTCAATTATCAGACCCTTCACGAGTTTGGACAGTAGCTCAGGGCTCAATGAAGATCCTTGAAGATGTAACAGATTAATGGCCACAGCATTAATACTTGATGAATTAAATAATAAAACAAAAAGTATTTATTCAATAAATTATTCAGTTATAAAAATAGAAGATAAAAATCGTCAAACAGTAGTCAATGATATACTTCCCTTTAGAGTCAAGTTTATTCCTATACAGATAGAATCTTTGTTTGGTAATCCACCAGGAATTGGACTTCAAGTAATTGGCTATAGCAACTATATTCTCTAATTAAATAACTATAAATAGGGGTTATAATTACAGCATGGCTAAAATATCAATTGCAAGCGTAAAGGCCCTGTTTCAAACAGGAGACAGACCTACTCAAGAAAATTATGAAGATTTAATTGATACCTCTTCAGCACAGGCAACAGATCTGGGCACCGCGGGTAATAATGAGAGCACAATCAATGGTATTGAAAATGCTACAACCGTAGATAGCTTTGATGCAACAGCATGGCGTTCAGTTACCTATGCTGTTTCAATTTCAAAAACTTCTGCGGGAGCCAACAAGTTCTACGCAACCAAATTAGATATTCTTGTTGACGGTACCGATGTATCTGTTAACGAGTATGGCACAATCGACAATGATGGGAATATTGGCACCATTAATGTTTCTCGCACTGGAAATACCGTGGCCTTAACAGTCACTCCAGACCCTGCGATAAAGCCAGTCACTGTACGATTTTCTCGTATGGGACTTAAGGCATAACTAAGGAGATATAAAAATGGCAACAGTAAATAAAGATTTTAGAATTAAGCACGGTCTCGTCGTTGAAGGTTCAACTGCAACAGTTAACGGCAAGAATATTATCACAGCAGGCGTCGTTGATGCTAAGGGTGATTTAATTGTAGGTAGTGCAGATGATGCAGTAGCTCGTTTAGGCGTTGGCTCAAATGGTCAAGTCCTTACAGCAGCATCAGGTGCAACATACGGAGTTCAGTGGTCTGATCCAGCAGCCGTTGGCATCTTCCAAACAGAAATTACTTTTGAGGGTTCAACAGCAAATGATTTTGAAACTACTCTTACACTTGTAGATCCAACAGCAGATCGTACAATAACATTTCCAGACGCAACAGGAACTGTAGCACTTACTTCAGATATTACTACAGCGGTAGATGCAATTACAACAACTGT